GGCCCACCCGCCTTTGGTGTTGCGCAGCTCGCCATAGGCAAAGTCGCAGTTCTGAGCGACGGTGGCATCACTGTCGCCCAACAGCGACTCAGGGATGCGCGGTCGCAGCCCGGAAAATCGGTTAAGTTTGAATCCGGCCATGATGCCCCCATTGATAATTGCTCAATTATGCGGACGTGCCAAGCGATTCGACGGCTAGTTCAGGCGTTGCTGCCCGGTTTCATAGTCCTCGCGTCGATCCATGGCGTGGTGCGTGAAAACGTCGTGCTCATCGTCTGGCGGCGGCCTGCACCAGCAATCAGGCGACGGCACATGTTCGCGCAGATCGTTGATCGGAATGACGTGGTATCGCATGTCAGCAGTGGTTTCCGCTGGGGTCGAACATGTCAAGCATGTGATCGCACACGTAGCTGGCCAGCGCCTTTCTCCATCCTGTGCCTTGATTGATGTGCCGCTTGAGTCTGTCTGTCACCAGTATTTCCCGTGGAGGCTCAACAAACACCGCCGATGCGACGGTAATGTTGGCCAGCACGTCCATGACGTAGCCCAGCGTCACAAAAGGTAGCGACAGGGCCAGCGTCACAGGTGTCATGCGCTTGGCTAGGTGGGCGCGGTAGATGCCCATCACCAGCACGTACATGGCCCAGAAAGTCCACAGAAAGCCGATGACAAACAGGGCGTAGTCCATCACAGCGCAGCGGCAGCGGCGAAAAAGGCATCAAGACCAGCGTCGTTTATGCCAAGCGCAGGAACCAGCGACTGCGTCAGCGCGGAATCACGGCGCACTTCCTGCGCGTACTCCCATTCGATGCGGGCCGCTTCACCTTCTGCCCCAGGTATGCTGGCAATGGCGGCATTGACCTGAGACAACAGGTTGGCGCCCAGTAGCGCCAAGCGAGCCTGTCGCATTGACACAGCTTGCGGCACATCAGAAGGCGGCTGAACATAGGCCGGGAGTTCAGGCGCTACGGCACCGTGGAAGTCAGCGCGGGTAAAGCCGAACAGGTCGATGGTCGTGTTGTCCTTGACGGCATGCCAGACACCAGCGGCATCGTTCTTTTCAAGACGCCAAAGCGTGCCGCGTAGTGTGGCCATAAACGCATCGTGCTCGGGCGTGCCGGTGATGGCGTCAAGATCTTCACGGGTGTTGATGACAGTGGATACCATAGCGATTCTCCAGGTGGTTAAACAGGTTGCAGGTGTCGGCGTGGGCTGCGTGGCCACGCCAAGAAGCGATGAATCGGTCAAGTGATTCGTGATCGTTGCTGTTCAGGTATCGTTTAATTTTGCGTTTTGCGCCGACAACTGAGCGTTTGCGCAGCAGCTTGTGACGCGGCCAAATGCGGAAGCCAAGAAAGTTTATTCCTCGCGTTACAGGAGAAACTTGCCACTTGCTGATGCCAAGCCCTAGACGCTGTTTGCTGGCTTCCTCGATGTCCTCGAACCAGTCGCGCAATTCGTAGGGGTTGGATGACAGAATCACAATGTCATCCATGTACCGCGCCCAGTTCCTTGCGCCAAGCTCGAAGTGAATGAAGCGATCTATTACGCCGCCATAGACATTGGCGAACAATTGGCTGGTCAGGCTGCCAATCGGAAGGCCGTGCCCGGTGTTTGAAACCATAGCCCTAATGGTGTCCATCGTCTTTTCGCACTTGATCTTGCGCTCGATCAGGCGATGCAGACGCGCTCGGTCAATAGAGGGAAAGAATCGGCTGTAATCGGTCTTGAGAAAGTGCGTGGCCTGGATGCGCCGCAGCTCGGCCTGAATATGCCGAACTCCCGCATGCGTGCCCATGCCTTGACGGCAGGCAAACGTGTAGGGAAGCAATGACGCCTCGAAAATCGGCCCGATGACATTGACCAGCGCGTGCTGCGCCAGCCTGTCCTTGAAGTCCAGTGCGGAAATCAGACGTGGCTTCGGTTCGTAGATGGTGAATTGCCGGTACTCGCCTTGAACCCAAGCGCCATCCAGCAACTGTTCGCGGATATAACGCAGGTTCATGTCCGCGTATTCCTTGAATTCAAGGTATCCCCACGTCAGGCGCTTGCCGCGCGTTGTCTTGACGTAGGCATCGCGCAGATTGTCCATGCTGGCAATCTGCTCAATCAAATGTCCGTGGCGCTTACCCATAGCAAAAGCTGGCCGCGCCGTTCGCCACAACACGGTGGCTACTAGGCGCTCTACCAGACCCCCAAGGGTGTTTGCCGAAGCAGGACAACATGGCTGACCACATGGAAGAAGGCCGGCCTGCTGCGCCGTAACGACAGCAGAGCAAAGGTGATGCCAATTCCTTGTCCTCACAGACGCCGCGCGTCCCGATGTTGTTGTTCGAGTTCGTGGGCGAGTTGTTCCAGTTCGAGGCACGTGAACCGGAGGACGACGTGTTGCCCCAGTTGCCCCCAAATAGCACGGCGAATTTATCCATGTTGCCCTCTGCGTTTCTGCTTTACGATCCAGGCACCCAGCAGACGCCCAACCTCCGCGATCAGCACTTGTGCCGTCTCGACTTGGTGTGGCGTGATGCCGCGAACCTGTTTGCTCACCAGAAACCGCAGCCAAAATCGCAGTTGCGAGAGTCCCGCGTCTGCGACGTAGAGGCGCGAAATCTGTCCAGACTTCCCGGCCTCCACAATCAGTTTGACCTGCTCTAGCAGGCACTCGATGAACATGGCCTTGGCCACTCCATGCTTGCGCGGAATGTTCTGCGCAATGGGGTACAAGTAGGCGATCACCGTTTCGTACTTCTCGACGATGTTCATCTGCTCGTAGCATTGCGAGATTTCTTTTTCAGGTTCCATGTTCTATCGGATTGTTTCGGCGGCTGTCGCCGCCTTAGTCAAGGATCAGGTGGTCACAGACGCCGCGCGTCCCGATGCTGCTGCTCGAGTACGTGGGAGAGAAGCTCCAGGCCGAGGCACGTGAACCGGAGGACGACGTGTCGCCCCAGTTGCCCCCAAATAGCACGGCGTTTTCCATCTTATAGGTACTGCCACGCCCACCAGTGTTGGCCACCCAGCCTGCTGCTGCGGCGCCACCGCCAAATTCGGCGCCCCATACCCACAGGTTGCCAGTTGCCAGCATGACGCCCCACTTGCTGGTGTAGGCGTTGCGCAGGATGGTGGAAACAGGATCGGTGCCGCCAGATGTGGCTTCGGTCGTACCATAGGCCAGTGCTGCGAATTCGTCGTAAGACGGCATGCGCTTGCCCCACGATTGCAGCACTTCACCAGCTTCCCACCAATTTAGAGTGGAATACACCGTTGAGCCATTGCCGCCAAACTTGGTCGGAATCTTCGGCGGGTTGCTTCCATCGGCAATTGTCACGTTGTATTTTGATGTGTTGTTGGTTAGGTGATCCACGCCCAACAGATAGATGTCAGTCCAGAACGAATCAGCAACCAGCGTCATTCCACGCGGATCAGGGCAAGCTGGCCGGAACTTCAAGTCCCACAGCGAGTAGGCATTGATCGCTGGCGTAGTGTCGCCGCCAGCTTGTGCGGCAGCGTTGCCACCTGGCGCGTAATGGAAGCCGCCGATCTTGCGCCAGTTGCCGGCGCCTGGTGCCGACGTGTAGCTGCTGGATGCCTGAATGGTTGCATCGTCTTTGAGCCAGATGGCATAGTCGGTGCCAGCCGTAAGTGTTGGCATGGTGATGGCAGTATCGGAAGCGAACTGCACCAGCGTTCCGGCCACATCACACTTGGTACCCGCCTTGATGCTTGCGGCGCCAGCGGCGGTCTTGGTGAAGGCGACGGATGCCGGGTCTGCCTTGACGAACAGGCCGTAAGCTGGAACAGAGGCAATACCGCCTCGCGGAACAGTGACATTGACGTTTCCGGCGCCATCCTCGGGGATGAGTGTGATGGAGCCACTGGCTGAATCAAGTTGCATGGACATGGTTTTCTCCTGTTAAAGCGATGATCCTGCTGCGTACTTGCGCACGATCAGCAGTGTTGTGCTCGGCACGGCCAGCGTGACGCCGTGGTTGATGCGTAAATTCCGGCCTGTCTCGTACTCAGAATCAGCGTTCAGCGTAGTGTTCGCGGAGATAGTCTTGGATGCATACACATCATTGACGTAGGACGGCAGATACGAAGCCGGAACCTTACTGTCCGCCCCCAGTGGCGCAATGCCGTTCGCCGCGCTTTTCTGCGCAGCATCCAGCGGCGTAAATCCAAGCGCACCGGTCACGTCTGCACTTTGCAGCACGATGGCGCCAGTACGCCCGAACACACTCTGCACTGGCGCTGC